ATTTATAAATCTTTCATATGTTAACAAAGCACAGAAACAGTTACAAGACTTATTAAGTTCAAAATATAAAATGGAATTTAAACCAAATAAATAGGATTATATTATGTCAATCATACCACCACTTGATCGTATAACAAAAGTACCAGCATTAGGTGTAGATAAAATACAACAACAGTTTAATAAAATATTAGATTCAATTGTAGATCAGGCCAATAAAACAATTAAAGATTCGGCAAAACTTCCAACTAACGTTAACAGTGATGATCTTAGAGTTAAAAACATAAAACAAAGTTTAGAAAATATACAATTATCAATTACAAAAGTTCAAGAAAATATTCCTAAAATACAAAGTGCGGTTACTGCAATAACTACTATTATATCAACCGCACAAGGAATAAATGCAGCACTTGCTGCAGCACAATTATCTAATCCAGTAACTGCTCCTTTATTTATAGCAATGCAAACACAAGCATTACAAAATCAATTAATTGTAAATGCAATTGAAGCAGTAAAACCATTACAGTCGTTACCTGATCAGATAGAATCTAAAATAACAATATTGATACCAATATTAATTGCTGCAATATCAAAATTAAATACAATAACTAATGATGATGTTGAATTAAATATACCTAGTATTCCGCGCGCGGATAATGTTGAATTAAATGTACTTAATATTCCACTCACAGATGATGTTGAATTAAATACGGATAATAATTATAACGATTTAATACCAACTGAATTCTATAATGAATCAAATGTTTCTGAAACTGATTTAACACAAAGATCAAATTCAATCGAACAATTGGTTGAACAACAACGAAACTTATTGACATCATTGCAAGAAGCACCAAGTCAAGTTTATAAACAAGAAGGAAATCCACCACCAGAATTAGGTAAAATTGGAGATTATTATTTGAATACATCTAACAATGTATCATATGGTCCTAAGATATCTGATAATGATTGGGGAACACCGATTAATTAACATTATACATATTTATAATAAAAAAGAATACACATGGAATCTAAAGCACTTGTAAAAGCACTAAAAATAGCCGTACGAGAGGTTATTAAAGAAGAATTAACAGAAATTCTTCGAGAAGGATTACATTCAACGGTTACAGAATTACAAACAGAATCTGTTGAGAGTAAACCAATACCAATCAAAAAAACTAATAGTAAATCATTATATTCAGATAATAAATTTGCTAATATATTAAATGAAACAGATCCTTTGCGTGAAGAAGGCGTACCTAGTTACGGAGATTTAATGCAAGAAGGAATGGGTAATATGTCATTTACTGCGAACGATGCTCAAGGATTTGGTATGATGCGAAGTGGTAATGCTGCTACACAAATAATGGAAGATCCTGAATCAGGAAAAAATATGCAAGTTGATCCGGTAGTTGCAAAGGCAATGAATCGTGATTATAGAGGATTAATGAAAGCAATGGATAAAAAGAAAAATAAAGGCTTTGCACTATAATGGCATATCGTATACAAACAGTTAATGATACAACAACAAAATCTGAAATTGGATTAGGTGTAGACCTATCATTTGGTAATCCAGGTGTATTTAAAACATTGTATACGACAAATGATCAAGCTAAAGCTAATATTAGAAATTTATTGTTAACAAGAAAAGGTGAACGATACAATCTGATTAATTTTGGTACTAATTTATTAAGTATAGTATTTCAGCCTAGTACTCCTGATATTAAAGAGTTAATCGATTTAGAAATTAACGAAGCATTGAGTTCTTGGTTACCATATATTGTAGTACAAGATTTAGAAATATTAACTGTAGAAGACGATCCAACTTTATTGCACACTATTAAAATAACATTAAAATACACCGTTGATGGATTTAATACTGATGCTATTACGATAACTGCTAGTGAAGATTCATCTACCATAACAATAGATTAATTATGAATGTAAATAAAGACATAACGTATATAAATAAAGATTTTGGTCAATTTCGTAAAAATCTAATAGACTTTACTAAACAATACTTCCCGGATTCATATACTGATTTTAATGAATCATCTCCCGGAATGTTGTTTATGGAAATGGCTTCATATGTTGGTGATGTATTATCATATTATGCAGATAATAACATAAAAGAATCATTATTAGAACAAGCAACAGAACGAAGCAATATATTTGATATTGCAAAAGAATTAGGATATGCGCCTAAAAACGCAATTCCAGCTTATACAGATGTTGATGTGTTTCAGTTAGTCCCATCTATTGGTTCTGGTGATAATGTTCGACCGGATTATAATTATGCATTAACTATTAAATCTGGATTTCAAATAAAACAAAATGATGGACCGGCTGTTTTTAGAACTTTGGACTCGGTTGATTTTGCATTTTCTTCTAGTATCAATCCAACTGAGGTTACCATATACGAAACGGATGATGCTACTAAACAGCCTATATATTATTTGTTAAAGAAAAAAGCAAGAGCTGTATCAGGAACAATTAAAACTACAACATTTACATTTGGGACTCCTATTGCATATGACAAAGTAGTATTACCAGATCGAAATATTATAGATGTTATATCATGTGAAGAGTCAGATGGTGATAATTGGTATATGGTTCCTTATTTAGCACAAGACACTGTATTTGAGTCGATTCCTAATTTAGCAGAAAATGATCCTGATTTATCAGTGTTTAGATCTGCAGCACCTAGTTTGTTGAAATTGAGAAAATCATCTAAACGTTTTATTACTAGATTACGTAGTGATAATTTATTAGAAATGCAATTCGGATCTGGTGTATCTGATAATAATGATGAGGAGATAGTACCAAACCCTACTAATGTAGGAAATGGATTAGCAGGATTTCGTAAAGCAATTGATGTTGATATTGATCCATCAAATTTCTTATTTACTAGAACATATGGTCAAGCCCCAGCAAATACCACATTAACAGTTAAATATACAGTAGGAAATGGTATTACTGATAACGTGCCGGCAAATGTATTGACTTTAGTAGATTTTATAGAATTCGAAGACGATATTAATAATACAAATAATGCAGGTATAGTTAATTTTGTTAAATCGTCTGTAGCTGTAAATAATCCGTTTCCAGCAACAGGTGCTAAGAATCAAGACACACTTCAAGACATAAAAAATAATGCATTAGCTAATTTTGCAACACAGAATCGTTTAGTAACAAGAGAAGATTATATAATTAGATGTTATTCGATGCCAGCAAAATTTGGTAGTGTAGCAAAAGCATATATTGTACCAGATGATCAGATATTACAACAAGATCAAGTTGAAAAGCGTATTCCAAATCCGCTAGCAATGAATATGTATGTTTTAGGATTTAATTCAGATAAACAACTAGTAACATTGAATCAGGCTATTAAAGAAAATTTAAAAACATATCTTAATCATTATCGTATTTTAACTGATGCTGTAAATATAAAAGACGCATTTATTATTAATATAGGAGTTAATTTTGAAATTACCGTGCTTCCTAATTATAATAGTAATGAAGTATTGTTAAAATGTGTTTCTGGTTTAAAAGATTATTTTAATATAGATCGTTGGCAAGTTAATCAGCCTATCATAAAGTCTGCAGTTACTAATATTATAGGTAACATCCAAGGAGTACAGACTGTGGTATCTACAAAGATCAGAAATATATATGATTCAAATAATGGTTATTCTGGAAATGTATATGACCTTGCACCTGCAACAAAAAATGGAATAATTTATCCATCATTAGATCCTAGTATTTTTGAAGTAAAATATCCTAATCAAGATATTCGCGGAAGAGTAGTAAGTTCTTAATATCTTTATATTTATACTAAAAGGATATAAAATGGGCGTAATACGGAATAATAGAACAAGTATTGTGGCGGGAGGCCTTATTTCAGCAAGTTATGTTTCTGATGTATATAATGTTTTAACTGGAAATACTGTTGAAAATATTGCGTTTTCTGGATCAGTAAATATCACCGGTAGTTTAATCGGAACACTAACAGGTACAGCTAGTACAGCATCATATGTTACCACAGCACAGACAGCAAGTTACGTTACTACAGCTCAAACTGCTTCTTATGTTGAAAATTCAATTAGTTCTTCTTATACGAGTGGATCGCATGTAATTACAACATCTGGTTCAATTCAATATTTGCAAGTAACTTCAAAGTTTATCTCAGAAGGAACTGCATTTATCTATACAGCATCACTTCCAGCAACAGATCCATCTGTAAATGGACAACTTTGGAGAAGTGGTAGTTATTTAATGATTAGTACAGGTTCGGGAAGT